TGACGGTGGTATCGTCATCGAGACTAAACAGGACGTTACCGAGATCATTGAGGCTAACAAGGCTCAGTTAGATTTCGATAAAGAGCGCAAAGGGCATCTTAACGATCTGCACCATGTAGCCAGAATTCCTTTTACGGTTATAGATGTACTTAACCAGATGGGGATTATGAAGGGCTTTAACGTGGTGGATGACGTTGGGTTTGCTAAGTGGCTAAACGACCCTGATAATGCTGTCTGGCGTACGTATCGAGGAACTATATGAGAGTTGGTGTTTGCGTACCATGTAGGGATGAGGTTCACACAGGTTTTGCTTTTGATTTTGCTCGGATGGCGGCTCATGATGCGTCAGTTCGTTGTAAAGATGGCAAAGGCGGTTTGAGTCTATATACAATGCCGGGAACGCTGATATTTGACCAGCGTGAGAAGTTGGCAGAAGTAGCGTTCAAAGAAGGTTGTGATGCAGTATTGTTTATTGATAGCGATATGCGGTTTCCTCATGACATCATTAGCATTATGCTAAGTCGTGAAGTGCCGATAGTTGGTGTCAATGCAACGACTAGACGTAAGCCAGTAACACCGACTGCGAAGATGTTGCGTAAGTACATGGATGGGGAAACTCTCGTTCATGAGTGGTCGAACATTGATTCTCGCGGGAAAGAAGGTATCGAAGAAGTTACAGCGGTAGGGTTTGGTGCTGTGATGATTCGTCGAGAGGTGTTTGAAAAGACTGGCAGACCTTGGTTTGATGCTGGATGGGGTGCTAGTGGTGTTTGTGGTGAGGATGTCTATTTCTGCGTTAAGGCTGGTTCTGAGGGCTTTCAGACGTATGTAGACCATGAGTTATCGATGCACATCCGGCACATTGGCACTTACGAATATGGCTGGAAAGATTTTGAGCAACTAGAGGAATGAGATGATCCTGACCTACAGCGACTTAAAGAACACGGTAGCGAACTACCTAGCGCGTAGTGATCTGACTTCTGTTATTCCTGACTTTATTCAGTTGGCTGAGTACCGTTTGCAGCGAGACTTACGGATTCGGCAAATGTTGGTAGTTGCGACTGCTGCAACAACTGGCGGTGATTCGACTCTAGGGTTGCCGACAGACTTCTTATCGATGCGCGATATTCATTTGAATACCAATCCGGTATCAACATTGCGCTACAAAGCTCCTAATTCATTCTACGAAACAGCGCGTGTAACTGAGTCTGGTAAGCCAGTTGATTACACGATCTTAGGTGCTGAGATGCAGTTAGCTCCGGTTCCTGATTCGACTTATACGGCTCAAATGCTGTACTACGCTAAACCTGCGCTATTGAGTGACACTAACGCTAGTAACGTATTCCTAGCGATCTGTCCTGATGCGTTGCTGTATGCGGCTCTAGGTGAGGCAGAACCGTATTTGATGAATGATGCGAGGTTGCAGACTTGGGCTTCCTTGTATTCTAGGGCGATTGAGGGAATCTCAACGACCGACCAAGCAAGTGAGTATTCAGGTCAACCAATGAGTATGTCTTATAACGTGAGGTGAAATCATGGCAGAGATGTCGAACTATTTGGAGAATGCTGTCATTAACGCAGTTCTCCGCAATACATCCTACACAAGCCCTGCTGCGGTTTATGTAGGTCTTTACACTAGCGATCCGGGTGAAGGCAATACTGGTACTGAGGTATCTGGTGGCTCCTATGCTCGTACTGCTGTGACGTTTGGTGCGCCTAGTAATGGTGTATCAACGAATAGCGCATCGGTTACTTTCCCGACTGCAACTGGTACATGGGGAACTGTGACACACATCGGCATTTTGGATGCCTCTACTAGCGGTAATCTGCTGTATTACACACCACTAGATGCGTCTAAATCGATTGCTTCTGGCGATGTGTTTACGATCTCGACTGGTAACCTTTCCGTGACTATGGAGTAATTATGCCTTTAGTAATTGCTGACCGAGTTCGTGAAACGTCCACCACGACTGGCACAGGCACTCTAACGCTGGACGGGGCTGTAACGGGTTTTCGGACTTTTAGTTCAGCAATTGGCGATACTAATACTTGCTACTACACGATCACACTAGGTGCTGATTATGAGATAGGCGTAGGTACGGTAGCTGCTGGTACGTTGGCTAGGACTACGATCCTAAAATCGTCAAACAGCAACAATGCGGTTAACTTTGGTGCTGGCACTAAAGATGTGTTTGCTACCTATCCGGGTGAAAAATCAGTTACTACGGATGGGTCTGAAACGCTAACGAATAAGACGATTAGCGTTGATAACAATACCGTCAGCGGGATTGCTGCATCATCGTTTGTATTGTCTAACGGTAGTGGCAATATCGATGGTTCCGCTGCTCAGAAAGCGATTCCATCCGGTACTGTCGTTGGCACAAGTGATACACAAACGCTAACAAATAAGACCTTAACTGATCCTGCGATTATTGGCACGATCTTAGAGGACGTTTACACGATTAGCGATGGTGCTGCGTTTGAGATTGACCCCGGCAACGGTTCGATTCAACTGATTACGCTAGGTGCTAACAGAACACCAAAAGGCACTAACTTTGCTGCTGGCGAAGCTGTGACGTTGATGGTTGATGATGGCTCTGCGTACACCCTAACGTGGACTGATACGACGTTTGGTACATCAGGCGTTAGCTGGAAAACAGACTCAGGATCAGCCCCTACGTTAAACACGACAGGCTATACCGTGATTGTGCTGTGGAAGGTATCTACACAGGTTTACGGTGCTAGAGTGGGGAATAACTAATGCTTGCGAAGGCTTTACAAGGCGCTACGGCAGGGGTAAACCCTAACGCATGGGATTTGTCTTATGCAGCCTATAACGTAGGTTCTAAAGCATGGGATATATCGTCGGGTAGTTATACTGGGCAGGTGTTTACGACAACAACAAACGCTCCAAACCCAAGAGGTATATTTTTTAAGCCAGATGGGACAAAGATGTATTTGGGGAGTTTTAACAACGGAACTATTGTTGAATATGATTGCTCTATTGCATGGCTTCCAACTTCTGCAACATACGTTCAAGATTTTAATGTTGGGACGGGTACAGGTAATGAGCCGCATCAAATATTTTTTAAACCTGACGGAACCAAAATGTATTACGTTGGGATAACTACAGATGAGGTGCATGAATATTCTTTATCTACAGCTTGGAATATAAGCACTGCTTCTTTTGTTCAAGATTTTTCTGTTTCTTCACAAGAACTAACACCATCTGGTTTGTTTTTTAAATCTGACGGAACAAAAATGTATGTTTGTGGATCATCAGGTGATGATGTAAACGAATATAACTTATCTACAGCTTGGGATATAAGCACTGCATCATATTCACAAAATTTTTCTGTTTCTTCACAAGATAGTGCGCCACGTTCCTTATATTTTAAATCTGACGGAACAAAGATGTATATTTCGGGGAGTGGCAGTAATAATGTTTATGAATATAATCTATCTACTGCGTGGGATGTTTCAACAGCATCTTATGTGCAAAGTTTATCTGTAAGTGTAAGAACTACGTCAGGATATGCTTTTTACATGAAAGATGATGGTGATTGTTTTTATATTGGAAATGCAACATCAAATAGCATCAGTCAATTTGTATTAGGTGGATTTAGTGTTGCGTCACAAGAAAGTAATGGCAGGGGTTTATTTTTTAAACCCGATGGTACAAAAATGTATGTTGTTGGAACACTTAATTCTACTGTTTATCAATATGACCTATCTACGGCATTTGATATTTATACAGCATCTTATATTCAAGGTTTTTCGGTAGCGGCTCAAGAAACTGGATGTAGTTCTCTTTATTTTGACTCAAGCGGGACTAGAATGTATTTTGTCGGCGTGACAACTGCTGATGCTGTTTATCAATATTCATTATCAACAGCATGGGATATTTCTACAGCTTCTTATGTAGGTTCAAAATCTGTTGGATCGCAAGATGCAAATTCAGAAGGTTTATTTTTTAAACCCGATGGTACAAAAATGTACACTTGTGGGTCAACAAACGATAGGGTGTATGAATATAGTTTATCTACAGCTTGGGATATAAGCACAGCGTCTTTTGTTCAAAATTTTTCTGTCTCATCTCAAGAAACATCTCCAACTGGTGTGTTTTTTGAAACAGATGGTACAAGTATGTATGTTATAGGTCAAACTGGTGATGATATAAACGAATACTCGTTATCAACGGCATGGAATATATCTACGTCAACTTATGTTCAAAATTTTTCAGTTGGTCTGCAAGGCAATACTCCTAGACAAGTTTATTTCAAAGATGATGGGTTGCAATTTTTTCATTTAGATCAACAAGTAGATAAGGTTTTTGCTTATTTAATTTCATAGAGGTGACTTATGTTCGTGAAAACCACAAACGGGCAAGTCGATCAAGTAAACTACACGATTGGCGACCTACGCAGAGACAACCCGAATGTTTCTTTCCCTAAGAATATCTCAGATGAACTTCTTGCTGAGTACGGTGTGTATAGAGTTGTTGAGACTGCTGCACCAACGTACAACGCTAGAACGCAACGACTTGTTACTCAACCACCAGTTCTAGTTGATGGTGTGTGGACAGTTGCTCGCGCTGTTGTTGATAAAGACCAAGCGCATATTGATAGCGAAACGGCGCAGGTGACTGCAAATGTTAGGGCAGAACGTAACAATAAGTTATCAAAAACAGATTGGCGTTTTCGTAGCGATATGACACCATCTCAGGCATGGATTGATTACTGCCAAGCCCTAAGAGATATACCGTCACAAGCTGGATTTCCTTGGGATGTAACTTGGCCTGTGGAGCCATAAATGCTCGGATTTACTCCGCTATCGTCTGCTGCTATATCCGAACTAGGGATAACGACTTTAGTTCCTGCGACTGGTAGCGTTACTGGTCGTGCTGTTGTAACGGCTGCTGGTACTCGTCAGGCTAATGCGTCTGCTGCAATCCTCGGTAGGGCTATCGTAACGGCTTTAGAGGGGCCGATACAGGGCAATGCGTCTATCGTAGGTAGATCGATAGTCGGGGCTAATGGTGGCTTCCTACGGACTGCTACAGGCTCTATAACTGGTGTAGGTACGGTAACGGCTATTGGTGGAGTCGCTAAGTTCGCATCAGGGGCTATTACTGGTAGAGCAATATTTACTGCCATTGCGAATAATGCTGTATTGGCAAGTGCTGGAATACTAGGTAAGGCTGATGTCAGGGCTGTTGGTGGTGTCACTAGATCGTCTGCTGTAGGGTCGATTACTGGTCGGTCTGTGGTAACGGCTAAAGGCATGATTTACGGTGAAGAATGGATCAAAGTTTCTCCTGTGGGTGATACATGGCTACGACAAGAATAAACTTTGGTGAGTGGACACCAGACCAGCCGGGGATTTCTGGCGGTGTAACGGATGCCAAGAACTGTTATCCGGTACTCAATGGTTATGCGCCTATCCGAGATGTAGCTGATTACTCAGCTAATGCAGGTCAGTCGTTATTGTTAGCGTTTGCGGGTAAATATGCTGGTACTAACTCGCTATTTGCTGCTGGTGCTACTCAACTCTTTAAGTTTGACTCTAGCGATACGACACTCGATCCATTAACGACATCGGGTTACACGCCTGTTTCATCGTGGGATGTGACTCAGTTCGGTTCAAAGATGATCGTAGCAAACGGCTTAGACAAGCTGCAATCGTTTGATTTGTCTGGTGGTGCGTACTTCTATGGGCTAGATGATGCTCAGTTCACAGGGTCTATTTCAGGCACTACGTTGACTGTTTCTTCAATGGCTTACGGAAGTGTTGTAGTAGGTCAGACGATTAGCGGAACTGGTGTCACAGGTGGAACAACGATTACTGCTTACGGTACTGGTGTAGGTGGAACTGGTACTTATACGGTCAGTTCTAGCCAAACGGTATCGAGTACGACGATCACAGCGATAGGAAATGCGCCTACAGCTAGGTTCGTTACCGTAGTTCGTGACTTTGTGGTGGCTGCTAATGTTTCCGGTGGTGAATCTACGGTTTATTGGTCAGACATTAACAACGAACTAAACTGGGTTCCTAGCTTTTCTAGTCAGTCTGACTCTCAATACCTACCTGATGGTGGGAATATCACAGGTTTAGCGGGTGGTGAGTATGGTCTAGTGTTCTTAGAACGTGCGATTTATCGTATGACGTACTCAGGTAGCCCGTTTTTCTTCCAGTTTGACGCTATTTCTCGTACTTTGGGGTGTATTTCTGCTGGTTCTATCACTCAGTTCGGTGGAATAACGTATTTCCTCGCTGATGACGGGTTTTATCTCTGCGATGGACAGAATGTTCAGCCGATTGGACTAGAAAAAGTTAATAGATGGTTCTTTGATACGGCTGTTTTGACTGATATTGCTAATACGATGTCGGCAACGATTGATCCGATTAAGGGTTTAGCTGTTTGGTGCTTTCCTAACAAGGAAGGCGGTAGTTTGTTGTTGATTTACAACATCCAGTTAAAGCGTTGGGCTTATGCCTCTACGGATGCAACGTCTATCTCGTACATTCTTACGCCATCTGCAACATTAGAGCAGGTTGATAACTACGATAACAACCTAGATACGTTGGATATTCCGCTAGATTCGTCCGTATGGGCTGGTGGATTGCTGGAATTTGCTGGTGTTAGGGCGCAAAAGATTATTGTGTTTGACGGTACTGTGATGTCTGCGACGGTATCAACGGGTGATATAGATGCTGGCCCTAGCATGGTCACTATGGCTCGTCCTTACGTTGATGGCTCTACCGGATCGGTGGCTATAGCGACTCGTCAGGCTTTATCTGCTCCTCCGCAGTACACCAGCTATTCTGCTGCTAATAGCGATGGTCGTTGCCCACTAAGGTCTAACGGTAGATTCCATAGGATTTCAGTTCAGACATCAGCAGGTGATACCAGTTGGGATACGATTGTTGGCGTAGATGTTGAGATTCAGAAGTCAGGGGCGAGATGACACAGTTTCGGACATTACCTGTATTCGGTGCTGATCCTCGCGTAACGAGTGAGGTTGTTCGTGGGATTATGGACGGTAAGACGAATAACACCGGCTTACTGACTTTAGCGACTGGCAATGCCACCACAACGACCCTATTTGACGAGCGTATAGGCTATGACAGCCTGATTTTCTTTATTCCGGTATCTAACGCTTCTGAGAATGATTCGGCTCCTTACGGGGCGTTTCAGGACACCACAGACCAGACTGCTGCGAATACGACTACTGCCTACGCTGTTACATTAAATACAACAGATTACTCAAATGGCATCTATCTTTCTAACAGTTCTCGTCTTAACGTCAGGAATTACGGTATTTACAACATTCAGTTCTCGCTACAGTACAAGAACACGACGAATGACGGTCAGGATGTAGATATTTGGTTTAGGAAGAACGGAACGGATGTAGATGGCTCTAATAGCCGTTTTCATATGCCAGCGAGAAAGAGTACAGGTGACCCGTCACACTTAATTGCTGCAATGAATTTCTTTATGGAAATGAACGCTGGTGATTATGCTGAGATTATGTGGCGAGTAACTAATACAGGCGTTTCGCTAGAACAATATCCAACTAGCACAAGTCCTACCAGACCTTCGATTCCTTCTGCTATTGTTACGGTAGGTTATGTAGCTCCGGCTGCAACGACGAACCTATACGTTTCTGATAGGCAACAAGGGTCTGCTACTGTTGCTCATTGGGCAAACGATACGGCAGACAAAACTTACGGATACATCATAGTCGGATGACAGAATTTAACTTTGTACCGCAGCAGGAGATACGAAATTGGTGGGCAACGATAAAGCCGGGGCTAGATGAGATTAAGCTGAAAAGTCCTGAGCCTTGGATAGTTGAGGACGTTTACGTCGATCTGTTTAACCAGAAATCGATGCTGTGGATAGCGTTAGAAAATAAGCATTTTGTAGGGTTCTTTGTATTGCAGCCGCTAGGTCATGAGCTACATATTTGGGCGGCTTGGACATTAGAAAACGATTATCAAGTGGTTGAAAAAGGTTTACAATTCATTAAGAATATGGCACAGAATTCTAGTGTCAAATACTTAACCTTTTCCAGTCATCGTCAGGGTTGGCAACGTAGGGCGAGTCATTACGGATTCCGTCCTAGAAAATGGATTTG